AAAAATCCGTTTAGCCTTACAGATTTTCCTTCTGGATCTTGGGCAAACTTAGATCCGTCTTCTGGCTTTGTTGCCGCGACTGGTCGATTTGTGGTTCCTAATACTGGGTATTACAAAATCGAAGGTGTGTTCAATCTTCTTGGTAGTGGCGGCGTTGCTCGGGTTGTTGTTTTCTTGCGGAAAAATGGGTCAAATATTTTTCAAACGCTTAATTTCAACGCCACTAACGCATCCCCACAATCGTTGCCTGTTGTGTCGTTTTCTTACGTCGATCAGGCGTCTGTAGTTGGCGATTACTACGACATCTTGATTCAGACAACTTCACACGATTTAAGCGTCGAAACCGGCTCCTCATTCTCTGTCCAGCGTATTCAGGCTTAAACCATGAGCGAACGCGCACCACGGAGGTACACGGACGGATCTGTCACCTTTGAGGGTGGCATTGACGCTGGCGTGATGCCGTCTGAGGTGGACAAGAATCAGGTGGCGTTTGCGGTCAATGCCAACTTCCGACAGGGGTTTGTCTCATGCCGCCCCGGTTTCGTTCAAAAAGATTACGACCTGTGCGTCACCATCACGGCTGACAACGATCAGATTACCGCTGACCAGACGAACGTGACGGCGGATGGCTGGTCGGAGGACTGCTACGGACCTCAGTCGCTAACCGGCACGTTCCAGTGTGCGCTGCCCTACATTGCCGACGATGGACGCACGTTCATACTGATGCTGATCAGTGGTAAAGTGTGGCTTTACAACTGCCTTCAGAACAATGCTCAGAGCCTCACAACTTCTCCTGACCTAGAGAATCCTTCCAACCTGCTAGATGGCTGGATGGTTCAGGCTGAGAACTTCGTTGTCATTCAGGATGGGTTTAGCAGGCCGCTAATCTTCAACGGGACAAGTCTACGTCGAGCGAGCGACGATGAGATTAAGACCGGAAAGGTTATGGCCTACGTCAATGGCCGTATCTGGTACGCTCTTCCAGATGGGTTTTCATTCCGCGCTACCGACATTGTTTATGGGGATGGAACGCGAGCGAGTGTTCTCAAGGAAACCGAGAACACCTTCCTCAATGAAGGCGGAGACTTTGCGGTTCCGTCGGATTCAGGCGGCATCACAGCGATGGCTGTCCCAGGCGATCCTGACACCTCGCTCGGCCAAGGTCCGCTTCTAGTCTTCACGCCTCGATACGTCTTCTCGGTTCAAGCGCCTGTTGATCGTGATGTTTGGAAGAACCTGAACTATCCGATTCAAGCCATCAGCTTGCTTACGAGCGGTGCGCTTGGTTCTCGGTCGGCCATCACTATCAATGGCGATGTCTTCTACCGCGCTGTAGATGGCGTCCGATCGTTCATCATTGCTCGACGCTCGTTCACCGACTGGGGCAACACCCCGATCAGCAGCGAGATGCTGAATGTCATTGAGAACGATCAAACGAATCTCTTGTGGGCCAGTTCTGCGGTTGTGTTCGATAATCGCCTCTTGATGACTTGCCAGCCTCGGTACAATGCCGAGGGTGTCATTCACAAGGCGTTGGCTGTCTTGGACTTCGACCTGATTACGTCGATGCGGAAAAAGTTTCCGCCTGCGTGGTCGGGAATCTGGACCGGACTTGATGTGCTTCAGATCGTCAAGACTGAGAACGCTTACGGCGATCAGTGCTTCTGCATCGCTCGCGGATCGGATGACTCGATTCAAATCTGGGAAGTCACCAAGGCGGACAAGTTCGATAACAATATCCCGGATGGTAAGAAGGAGATTGAGTGGCAGGTGCAGACTCGCGCCTACAACTTCGAAGTTCCGTTTGGATTGAAGCGACTGGATTCGGGCGACTTGTTCATCGACTCGCTTGAGGGTGATGTCTCCTTCAGCGTCACCTATCGGCCTGATCAGTATCCTGGCTGGATTGAGTGGACTGATTTTTCTGAGTGTGCGACGACGACGCAGTGTTTCGATCTTTGCCCGATTCAAAACTTCAAGCCGCAGTATCGTCCGAAGATGCGTTTCCCGACGCCTTCAGATGCTCCGTGCAACGAGACGATCAGCACTCCAGCTCGGAATCTTTACGAGGTTCAGGTTGCGATGAACATCATCGGATACTGCCGCATCAAGAGTCTTCGAGTTCACGCTTACGATATTCAGGAGCCGAGTGTTGGGGATTGCCGGACGGTGTTCCCTGCATGCACACCGATCAGTGCGTGCGATATCAACCCGCTGACTTACACGTCGGAATCTGTCAACCCATAGAAACAGAATGCCAAACCTTACGCTCATCACGCTGACGCCCCCGAGTTTGCCCATCGGGTACTGCCCGTCCAATTACCAGCAGTTGGCCAACGATGTCATCAGCGGCACCCAGGCGACGTTCAACAGTTCGATTGGAAACTCGTTCTTCAACTTCGGTGCATCTGTTCCGGCGCTAAACAATCAGGTTTACCCGTGGTTGGATAACAACGGCAACTGGTGGGTTTTTCAGGGGGGTTATTGGGCGAGGCAAAACCCTGTTGCCGCAGGTGGAAGCGAGCGTCGCATCTTCGTGGGAACAAGTGCTGATGTCCTTTCATACGACGGCGGTGACGGAACCGTTTATTCCGGCAATCCTTACGCCGGTTCGATGTGGGAAATTGACACAGCTTTCGAAGCTCGATTCCCGGTTGGAGTTGGCACGTTCGCGGCGAGTGGAGTTGTTAGCGTCAATGGAACAACCACATCGACCGCTGTTGCCGGTGAGGACAAGCACACGCTTGTCACCTCCGAGATGCCGTCGCATACGCATCAGATTCTCGACCAGTACATCAACCTCGCCCAGCGCGGATCGGCTGACACGAGTTTGTTTAGCGCAACGAACCGTACAGAAGGTGTCGCCAACCTGTTGCCGACCACTTCGGTTGGAGGCGATGCAGCCCACAACAATCTTCCGCCGTTCTATGGTGTTTACTTCATCAAGCGAACCAGCCGAGTCTACTACACCAAATGAAGCTGATCGTCCAAGATATCAGGTCCACGATTGCTCGGGCTATCGGCGTTTGCGTCGATGACGCTCGCGTTTACGAGTACATCAATCAGGCGTGCCGACGGCTGCTTCACAAGGGTTTGTGGGCTGGCGCGTACGGACGCTTCACGATTCACACGGTCGGAGGCTGCATCACTTGGCCGCGTCAGATCGAGACGATTGAAGCTGTTGCCGATTGCTGCGGGGTTGGAACGGTTCGCAATCAATGGTTCGAGTTTCAGGAAACTGGATATGGCCTTCTCAATGGAAACCAAGTGTGCGTTGGTAAGCAGCTTGTTGACCGTGGCACTGTGGTTTCTTACCGCGACATGTCTGGCGGTACTAACAGTTATCTTCGAGTCTACCCTGGCGACGCTTCGGATGTCGGCAAAACCATCACGCTGCAAGGTGTTGATCAAAACGGTCAATGGATTCGAACGCAATCCGGCGGAGTCTGGATCGACGGCGAGAAGCTAACGCTCGCTTTGCCGTACGTTCAGTCTACGAAGAAATTCACCGAACTGACCGGCGTCATCCGAGAGGCGACGAACACGGTGAGTCGTTTGTACGAGTACAACGCGACGACCGCGCTGGAGACTGATCTGGCAGTTTACGACCCTGATGAAACTTTGCCGCAGTATCGTCGCAGCTACCTCGCGGATCGTTGCAACAACGAGGAGGACAAGCCGGTGACGGTGATGGCGAAGATGCGCCACATCAACGCGACAAGCGTGAATGACTACCTCATTCCTCCGTGTCCCGACGCCATCAAGCTGATGGTCATGGCGATTCGAAAGGAAGAGAACGATTTGATTCAGGAAGCAGTGGCCTACGAAGCCAAAGCTGTTCAAGCTGTGCAGGAGCAGACGATGCAGTATCTGGGCGACGCTGTCGCGACGATACGCATGGTCGGTGTAGGATTGAATGGCGGTGGATTCTCGCAATGGTTCTGAACCAAAAGGATAATTTATGGCAATAGGACTTGGAGCGGCAATTTTGGGTGGAGCAGGAATCTCGGCAGCGGGAAGCCTGCTCGGCGGACTTTTTGGCGGCAAGAAGCCCAAGGTGCCTGAGCTAAAGCCGATTGATTTTGCGGGAGAGCAGCGGCAGGCGATTCAGCAGAACATCGCATCGCTTGAGCCTGCAACCGAGTTGGCCACTAAGACGACCGCCGCCGAGCAGTCACAGCTTGAGGCGCAGCTTCGTCGTGCGATTCCCGGTTATGATCAGCTTATTGCTCAGGCTGGAAAGAATATTGGATCAAGATTGCGTGGCGAGGTTGATCAAGATGTTCAATCGCAGCTTCAACGAGCTGTCGCTGGTCGGGCGGTTGGTGGAGGATTCAAAGAGTCAGAAGGCATTCGAACAAATTTGCTCGCTCGCGACTTTGGTCTGACAGCGATGCAGATTCAGAATCAAGGTCTTGCTCAGGCTCAGAACTTCATCCAGCAGCAGCGGACATTTGGCATGGCTCAGCCGTTCTCTGTGAGCAGCATGTTCATCACTCCTGCTCAGCGGATCGGTGCGATTCAAGAACAGCAGGCCAGAATGTACGGACGCGATTTGACTGCTGCTCAGGTGGCTGCTGCTCCGTCGCCGTTCCAGCAAGCCATCGGAAGCACATTGAGCAACGTCGGAAACATCGCTGGAGGCGCTCTGATGCAGTATGGCCTGTACAAGGCAATGCTTCCGACTGCTGGCGGAGCTGGAGTTCCTGGAGCTTCACCAAGTTCTGGATACGGGTTTGAAAATTCAGGATCAATAAGTGGTGGAGCAATCGATTACAGCACCGGAGAAATGCCGATGTCACCAGGAACGCCATACACCAACCCGATGTCTCCGGCGACTCTGTACGCTGTTCCCCCTTCTTCCTACTACCCTGGAATTCGCTGATTTATGGCCGACCAATCTCTCCAAGCATTTCAGCTAGGTGCAAACCTGTTCGACCGCGCGCAAACTCAGGCGCGGATGATGGAGCAGTTTCAGCAGCAGACTGCTGAGTCTTTGCTCCAGCGCCAAGGAATGGAGCTTCAGAACAAGATTCGAGACATGACTCTTGCTGATGCGATTGGCGAACAAAAAGCTCAGGTTGATGAGTTCAACGCATTTTCAGAACTCAGCAAGCAGGTCGGAGACTATCTCGACAACCCTACTCCTGAGTCCAAGTTTCCAATAATTCCAGCTTTCAAATCAAAGCAGTACCGCGTCGAAGCTGACCGGATGCTCAACAATTTGGAAAAGTACTCGCAAAGAGCGATGCTTTTGAAGGCTAGAGACAACGCGGCCAACAGTGCTGCCAGCAAGCAGGCTCAGCTTCTCAACAAGGCCGCTGAAATTGGCGCTGTTGTTCTTGATCAGAACGGAAATCCGCAGATTGACTGGAATGAGTACAATGCCAGAACTACCGCAAAATTTCAGGCAGACATTGGAAGTAAACAAGCAACCGCACAAGCTACGCTTGATCGAGTCGGTATCGCACAAGCAAATCTTGAGCGTTTGATTGCAGAAGGTAAAAATCGTTCAGAGATTCAAAACGCTACGCTCGCTTTACGCGAGGAAATTGGCAGGGCGAATCTGGCTCTACGCGAAGAGCTTGGACGTGGCCAACTTCAACAGGGCGAGCAGCGTTTGAAACTTAGCGAAGAGCTTGGACGCGGTCGTCTTGCTCAGGGTGCTGAAAGAATCGACATAGCCCGTGAAAAGGCCGAGTCGGCAAAGACATCATCGTTGAAGCCAACGAAGTTGGATCTTGATGAGCTTGAATTTTCTGAGGCGGTATTGAACGGAATCAAGCCGATGGAACCGTATCTGGCCGAGGATTTGTACGGTCCGACGTTCAATATGCGGGTCAAAGCTGGCGAAGCTATCGGTTCTTTTGAACCTGAGCGTCGCGTAAACCAGCTTTATGAAAACATGAGCAGTGGTGCTATGTTTAAACGTGGCGGCAAGGCTCTCACAAAGACTGAGACGACGAGGATTACCTCTTCCATCGGCAAGCCGACAGACACAGGGTTTTCTGAGCGAGTTCAAACCTTCAAGGAATTGACCGCTCGCTCGATCAAAGATCGTGTCGAGAAGCTGAGGATGCAGGGAATTGACAACAATCCTCAATACTCTGCTTACATCAACGAACTTGAAAGCAAGGCTGACGCAATTCTTGACTCGCAAGAGCAACCTTCTGCCGCACAGACTTCTGCAGGTGGAACTAAAATCGGTCGGTTTGACGTTCAAGTTCGATAATCATCATGCCTACCTACAGCGTAACTGATCCGTCCTCGGGAAGAACGATTGATCTTACCGGAGACAGCCCCCCTACCGAACAGGAACTTGAACAGGTGTTTGCCTCGGTGAACCAGCGGCCTTCTGTCGGAATGGCCGCACCGTCTGCTGCGCCGCAAACGGCAATGCTCGATGCTGGTTCTCCTCAGGCTTTGAATCAGGCTGTGGCAAAATCTGGAACGATTGGCCAGCAGCGGTTTCAATCTCAAGATCCGCTGGTTCAGCAGGCTGATTTTTACCTTGGAAGAGACAGCGCGCGTAAGTTTCAGAAGTTTGTTGCTGGCAATTACGAGCCTCTTACGGACGAAGACTTCACCGACAAGGAACGCCAGTTCTTGGCCGACTACGAAGGCAAAAGGGCAAGAAAGGTTGCGGCAACTGCGGTGCGATATGGTGGGCCACTAGCTGCTGCTTTCATTCCTGGCGGTCAAACGCTTGCTGGTGAAGCTGCAATCAGTTTTGGTTCTGAGCTTTTGGCTCAGACTCTTGAACCTGAGAAGATGCGTCCGTTCCAGATTGGAGCTGCCGCTATCCCCACGCCAAGTATTGCCAAGCCGGGAACCGGAACTGGAGTCCGCCGGTTGTTGACGAGCGAAACTGGGGTTCCCCAGCAAGCCACGATGGGAGCGCAGCTTAGGCGCGAAGCGACTGCTGGAGGATTGCAAGCTGGCGCACAAGCGGGTGTTGAGTCTTTTGGCGAGGATGTTACCGCAGGAGAAATTGCTCTCAGGACTGCAATGGGAAGCACTCTCTTCCCAGCCATTTCGACTGGAGTTCGAGGAATTGGAGCTGCTAGACGCGCTATTTCAGGTGCGCCTTCTATCGGAAAATTTCCGGCTGCGTTTGCCGGTGAAATGCAGCGTCCGTTCACGCAGAAGTTTCTTCAGGACAGAGCTGATCTAATCAGGGCTGAGCTTGGTAATGCGTCTGGAATCGATCCTACGCTTGCTCGTCAGGTTGCTGACACGTTCTACAATCCGGCATTTTCAGGTTCGTCACCTCAAGACGTTGAGAACTTCAGGAACACGGTTCAGTCGTTTTTGGAGCAGTCCGTTATTCAGGGACGCAAATCTGGTCTTTCTGGTGACGATCTGACTCAAGCGATTGTTGGTGAACTTGAAAGGGTTTCTGGAAAAACCGATGTCAACCCTGCGGTAGTTGACTCCGTTGTCCGACAAGCCGATGCGCTTACTGAGCAGGCCACTCGAAAGATCGACGAATCGCTCAGGAAGACTGCCGGATTCAAGGATGAGCGGAATCGCCGCGCGCTTGCTTTTGCTCGTAGAGCTGAAGGTCGTCTTCAGACTGAAGCTCAGGATCTTCAGGATGAAATCGTGCGGCTGAGCAATCAAAGGGCGCAGCTTGGAGCGGAAGACGTTGCAAACCGGACCAGAATCGAAGCTCAAATCGCTGGACTTCAGGATAGCGTCAAAAAGATCGAGCAGGGGTTTGATGAGCGGTTTGCCGCTGCCAAGCCGGTGTCTGCGTTTGAAACAGGTCTGCTCGTTGGAGAGGCGGGAAACAAGGTTCGAAAACAATTCGAAGACGCTCAAGAAGAGGGTTTTGCAAAAATTAGACCCGACCTGAAAGCGACAACTGTTCAGGTTGATCTTGGAAAGGTAGATAAAGATGGAAAACCGGTTCTTGAAAAGAAGACCTTGGAAGACCTTCGGAAGCTGCGTTCTCAAATCTATCGCCTGTTCGATTTTAACGCTCCTGTTCAACAGGGGTTCTTTGAGAGTTGGGAAAAGCTCAACAAGATCAACGAGCAGATGACTGCGGCGTTCGATGCAAATCCTAAACTTCGAGATGATCTTGCCGAGCAAAACAGAAAGTACGCTGAAGGAATCAGCCGATTTAAGGGAGCTT